TAGTTTTCTCCTGCCATATTGAAATGTATTTTTCTTTTTTCCCTATAATTTTATTAAAGGCTATTGTAAATACTTCATTTAACTCCTCATCATTAACATGCTCGCTACTGCATCCTCTAACTCCTTTTTCTTTATATCTGTTACTGCATATCCACACTAACTTTTTTCCTTTATATATTCTAGTTCTTCTGCCCATATATTTACCACATTCACCACATATTATTTTCCCAGCTAAAGGATTACCTCTAATACCATAATCAATCTTCTGAAGTCCATGCTCTGCAGCATATTCTTTTCTTCTTTGTCTTTCAATTTGTGCAGCTTCCCATGTATCCTTATCTATTATAGCTGGATGACTTCCTTCAACATAATATTGTGGAACTTCTCCTTTATTCATAGCTTTCTTCTTAGTTAAAAAGTCTACTGTATAACTCTTTTGAAGAAGTGCTTCCCCTTTATGCTTTTCATTTTGTAGCATTTTAGTTATTGTAGTTTCATACCACTTAGCCTTACCATTCCATCCACAAATACCATCTCTTTCGAGTTCCCTTGCTATTCTATTAGCACTTTTTCCATTAAGATATTCTCTATAGATTCTTCTTACAATTTTAGCCTGTTGTTCATTTATAACTAAGTTTCCATCCTTTCCTTTTTCATAACCTAGAAACTTAGTAAAGTTAACTGAAACCTTCCCTTGCTCATACCTTCTTCTTATTCCCCAAGTTGAGTTTTCTGATATACTTCTACTTTCATCTTGAGCTAGTGAACTTAATATTGTTAAAAGAACCTCACCTTTAGAATCTAAAGTTCTTATATTCTCCTTTTCAAATATAATCTCAATGCCAAGCTCTTTAAGCATTCTTACATAATTTAGGCAGTCTAAGGTATTCCTTGCAAACCTTGATATAGATTTAGTTATGATAATATCTATCTTTCCTACTTTGCAATCCTCTATCATTTTATTAAACTGTTCCCTTTTCTTAGTGTTTGTACCACTTATACCTTCATCTGCATATATTCCTGCAAAAACATACTCTGAATGACTATTTATATAGTTTTTATAGTAATTAACCTGTGCTTCATAACTAGACAGTTGCTCCAATTGATCTGTTGAAACTCTGCAATAGGCAGCCATTCTCTTTTTTGTTTGTGACTGCCTTTGAACTGAATTCCCCTGAACCTTTTTCGCTGGTATAACTGTAACACTTCTTGCCATCCTTAACTTCCTCCTTTACAATAGTTGCTTCCTTTATATTAAGCCTACTTATAACAGCATCATCAATTGATGTTCCATTGCAGGCATCTTTTCCATTTTTAATATAATTACTACATTGCCATACTATCTTTTTACTAGAGTTTTTACTGTTCCAAGTTCTTCTCCTTAAGGTAGATCCACATTTACTGCAATAGAGAATTCCTGTTAATGGATACCTTTTAGTGTACTTATCTGAGTCTCCTAAAACGTTTCCTTTTGTTTTCCCTCTTCTCATAATTTCCTCTTGTACCTGTTCCCACATTTCTCTTGAAACAATAGGTGAATGATTTTCTTTTATATAGTAACTATCTATGACTCCATTGTTTCTAATTGAAGTTTTCTTTAAATGCTCTGGTGTGTAGTATTTTTGAAGTATAGCATCTCCTTTATACTTCTCATTCTTTAAAATTCCTATAATTGTACTATTGTGCCAAGTTTTATTACCTACAGTAGGAATATCTTCTTTATTTAACTCCTTAGCTATTTTAGATGAACTTTTTCCACTAAGGTAATCATTAAAAATTCTATTTACTACTTCTGCTTCTTTAATATTTATAACCAAATCTCCATATTCATTCTTGTCATACCCTAAGAACCTTGTAGTATTAATCATTAACTTACCTTGTTGAAACTGCTTTCTAGCCTTCCATTTTAAGTTTTCACTTACGTTTCTGCTTTTTTCCTGTGCAAAAGAAGAAAGGACGGCAAGCATTAACT